GACTGCGGCCAGGGTCAGTAGAACCATCAGCAATAGTAGTAGTGTGCGTGTCGGCATTAGTTGTGATTGCCTCCGTGCCGAAAGAAAATGCTTCAGCAATTAGCTCGAGGTTTGTATTCGTGCTCGTTCCCCACGTGCCTGATTCGTCACCAGTGGCGATTTCTTTGAGCCGTAAATCGTTTACATAAGTTGCCATATTAAGCTACCTCTTCCCATTCTGGGGTTTGACTGTCTGATACGACAGACCATCCTGGGGTCTGACTATCTTCTATATTACTCCAACTTGGAGTTTGAGAATCATCTACGATTCCCCACACTAAAACTTGTTTTGTTTCTGCGGTTCCTTCGACTCCTGTCGGAGTGACAAGTGCTGAGCCAGTAGTCGTAACTGTTCCGATAGCCCCTGTGCCGCTAACACCTGTTGGGGCAGCAATAATTCCAACCGCGACCGTAACCGCGCCAACGGATCCAGTGCCAGAAACACCAGTAACACTAACGTTCGCATCACTGGATACAGTAGCCGTTCCGATAGCACCCGTGCCACTGACACCAGTAATCGAGACATCGACGCCCGTACCTTCGACGATAGTGACGGAGCCGACCGAACCCGTTGCTGAAACTCCTGTGACAGAAACGTTTGCGGTTCCACTGGCGGTGACAGAACCAACACTACTTGTGCCGGAAACGCCTGTGACACTGACGTTCGCATCCGCTGAAACCGTGACGGAACCGACTGAGCCTGTTGCCGAAACGCCTGTGATAGAGACATTAGCATCTGCCGAGACTGTGACAGACCCAACCGCACTCGTTCCTGCAACACCTGTAACCGTGGCATTAGCATCTGCCGAGACTGTGACAGACCCAACCGCACCCGTGGCTGAAACGCCTGTGACCTCAATAAGGTCTGGCTCACCCCACGCATCTTCGCCCCAAGTGCCTCTGCCCCAGCCAGTAACGTTTGCCACATATTATCTCTAAGCTATACGGATAATTGCGTTACTTGCATCAGCCGTAGGAAACTGAACAGTAAAATCGCCAGAGCTAGAGGTTTTATCCCCACCAAAATCAAGAGTGCACACTGATGGATCTCCTGATGCTGAATCATTAAAGATCATACAACCCCGAGCTGTGATAGAACTGCTCGAGAAAGTTAAATCAGAAAAATCAGTTAGAGCAGTAGTTCCTGAAGTGCTTGGGTCTACACGAGTTAATGCAGCACCTTTAGCGGTATAACCTGTACCAGACACTTCGTTAGAGGTGGTGTATGCAGTAGTGCTCGCCCCTAAACTAGCAGAGCTAGTGTATAAAGCTAAATTGAAAGTGCTGCCGCCTGTGTTTTTAAAGTTGTGAACAGCTTCTAAAATTTCTTTTTTAAAACTTGTACACATCGCAGTTGAAATAGCCATTACAGTCTCCTTAAGATGTCGGCCATATCCTGATGACCTTGGTTTTCTAGTTGAGCGATTAGAGTAGTTCTGTCACTTTTTACCGCCTCAGCCAAATAAAAAGCAACGACGTTTTTGACATCTTCTTTAAACGCTTCTGCCTGTTGCGCAATTAAAGGATGACAATTTCCTCCAACACTCACAATTCTGTTCGCAGCTGATTCAGCCCAAAATTCTACAGAATGTCCTTTATTTTCTGTCGTGGTAACTAATACATTACCAACTTCCATATTAGAAGCACCAACTAACATGTTATTTACCCTCTAGCGATATCATAGCGATATTCATCTCTTGCGCCATAACCTTGTCCTAAATTCTTCAAACTATTCAGTGCTTGGACAAATCTTTGTTCATACTGTGCTACTTCTTCAGGCACTTTTAAAAACGTCGCAGCTTCAACTAAGGTGCCGTACAAAAGAGCGTCTGGGGCATTTACAGATAGCCAAGTCGTTTCTGAACCAGACGTAGTTGTTAAAGAGGCTGGTCGATACTTGTAATGCAGTTCAAAAGAATAGTTTTGATCGGGTGTTGGGGCCAGCATAAAAGTATTGTCGTCAAAAAGAGCATAATACTTGGGTGCCCCAGTTGTTGCTGGGTTAGGGGTGTAATCTCTAATAAAGCTAACGTGTTTAAACAACAAGTATGTATAAACGTTGCTGGAAATCACCGCCAGACTATATGGAGCTAAAAAGTCTGTTGGGGTACTTAGGTAAGTATTACTGCTTGCAGCTGAACCTGTTACATTTTTTCTAAAAACAGGAAGTTCTACATTCTTAAGAATCCTTTCTTCAGACTCTTTTATAAAAGTATCTAGGTCTGCAACGAAAGTGGTTTCAGAAGTTTCGCAATAATCTTGGACAGTAGATTTTAAAGTAGCTAACGTAAAACTCATGATGTTGTCACCGTAACTGTTCCAATTTCACCTGTGCCGAATACTCCATCAAATTTAGTTCCAATCGGATCTACGACAGATAAAGGTTGTCCTCCGACATTAACACCACTGTCTGTAGTATTACTCGGCCCAGTCGTTCTAACCACCCCAAGTTGAGATTGAGGAAGAGGCACTTCTGGGCGAGCTTGTCTTAATGCTTCAGGATCAGTTGCTTGTCTAGGGGGTTCTAATTGTGGGTGTTTTGGCTCAAAACACTCTGAACAAACTTTAAAACCTGTCCACTCCATACGAAGGTCTAAGTATTTAGTTCTAAACCCACAGCGATCACAAACACCGAAGGAGTATTTACCTAATGCAAAAGCCATTAAACATACGTCCGCTTTGGCACTAATTGAAGTGAATCATCAGTGTCGTACCGTATCGCATTAACTAGGTTTTGTTCATACAACGGCTGTAACAGCCCTGCTTTGTCAGGGTTCTTTTTTAAGGCTAAGTTGAAAGCTAATCCCGTGACTAAACATGGTAAAAACCTACTAGGTAAATCTACATCGTCCACAGACCCAGAAATATCCTGAATTCTTTTCCACCGATAAGAAATAAACTTATCTGTGGAATTTTCAGGAGCTGGCCAAACATATAACTTTGGGGTTATTGTTCTTTCTAAATAGTATTGAGTAACCCTAGATTGTGTAGTTTTATTAGGGATATCTAAATACTCTCCTCTACCAATACGATCTATTTGGAAATCTGTTTGCGTACCATTAATTGTTCGTCTAATGACCGCATCTAAAATATCAATATCGTATTGATTAAGAGAATAGGAAGTCGTCCCTTGAACTAAATCAAGGGAGACTTGTTCTACTTCCCAAAGCTGGATACCACGGTTTGACCAATCAGCGAACATAATGTTCATAGATCGCCGAGCAGTTACCCCGTCATATCCTGTCCGATACTCCAATCCAGCAAGCTCATAGGCTTCTTCAATCGCATCTGCCGCGCTTAAAGTAAAGGTGCGTGTACCTGATGTAGCCATTAACCATACTTCTTGATAAGTTCTAGAACGATGACATAGCTATCGTTAGAGGACGCTCCAATAGTAGTCAGGTTTATATCTCCGGTTTTACCAGAACCTGATGTATTTTTGAGTCCTCCGAAAGAACTAAAGTCCATATGACCATTACTGTCTTGAGCTAATCCAAGAGCGATGGTGTCCGTCGTAGCATCAAATAAGAGCTGTACTTGCGTAAAACCAATAATTGAATGACTTACTTTTTCTATAAGCACACTACTACAGGCAGTTCCGTCTTCTCTCGTTGCCAAACCACTAACATCAATCTTAGTTACGGCACTTTCACCAGTACCGTCGCTAAGATTAGTTAGTTGTATGACAGCTTTGTGAGTACCATCGGAGATAGTAGTTGTTGTTACTGCATCTGCCATATCAATTTACTCCAGTATTAAGCGTCTGCAAACGGAGTAACGAGAGTACCTGATCCAAGGGTCAATCCTTCTACTGCGTATTTCGCACTAGCGATAGCTGTAACTCGGATAATACTTCCTGCAATACCGCCTTTAGTGCTGCCGTTTAGCGTAATCACATCGTTAGAAGCACCAGAAATAAAGGTTTTACCAGTTGCATCGTCTACCCCTGTGTAAATTCCTCCAACGAACTTATCAGTGCCATCTGTCAAAATATCCATGTCAGTAGCAGCAGTTACAACTATGAATGTGAATTGAGCACCTAGATTATTCGTTTGATCTGGGGCAGTCGGATCAGTGGGAGTAGTTGTAACAATTGAAGGCAATGTGAATTTGCCATCTGCATCATTACAAAGAAGAATTTTCCCCGCATGAGCTGCAACAGTTATTGTTGTGTCTGCGGTTAAACTAACTGTAGCGTTAGTTCCTGCGTTTATAAAACCCGCCAACGATCGGATTGGGCCAGCGAAAGTGGTCTGTGCCATTGTAGTTACCTCTTTACGAAAGGGTTCGTTTTAGTGTCTTCGTAAACGTCTGCTGAGCCAGTCACTAAAACTAATTTTTCTCAGATAAAGTGTTTATACAGGAGAAAAAGAAAAGGGGCAACAAGTGCCCCTTTCTTAGCAGTATTATGCAGCTCCTGGAGAACCGAAAATACCACGCCAGTCACTAAAGCCAAAACTATAACGTTCTCTGGCTTTATAACGAACGTTACCAGTTTCGAAGTCACCTTCCATACTGGTTGCTACTGGAGATCGAACAAAATGCTTCAGTCCGTTAGGAACATCAGTCGTCAGGAAGAAGGCATCAGTATCAGTTAGATAATGATTAACCGTGTATCCTTCAGGAACC